ATACATTGCCGAAGCGCGCCGCCGGGGCGTGCTGGACGAGGATGTGGACGCGGACGACGAAAGCGACCTAATCGAAGAGGAGGGCGGGGCGTTCATCGACTTTGAGGGGGCGCAGCCACAGCCGGGGGCAGAAGGCGGGGAAGTTGAGCAGTGACAACGGCCTATGACGCCAGCGTCAAACACGCGATATATGTGGAGCGCTTGAAGGCGCGGGCTGTCAAGGACGTCTTGCGCAAGCTATCGCCGCTCATGCGCGAGGTATTCACGACCGTTGCCGCGTCGGATCTGGAAAACATGACCCGGCGACAGGTCCAATCGCTGAACGTGCAACTAAGCCGAAAGATCCGCGACGGATACGAACCCGTCATTTCTGAAATTGACGACCTGCTTAAAGAGTTCGGTTTTTACGAGGGCAGATGGCAGGGTGACATGCTGGAGAAAACCGGCGTGGTGTTGGATCTCGGTGTGGCATCCGACGCCGACATCTGGGCGGCGGCCAACGCAAAGCCGTTTGATGGCAAGGTCTTGCGCGATTGGCTCAAAGGTCTACCTGCGGGAACGCAAAAGCGCGTGCGCGAGGCAGTTACGCAGGGTTACACGGACGGGCAGGGCGCGCTTGATGTGGCAAGGCAACTGCGCGGCACACGCACTCGAAAGGGCATTTTAGACATGTCGGCGCGAGGGGCCGAAGCGATGGTGCGAACCGCGTTTAACCACACATCATCCGTCGCGCGCGAACAGACATACAAGGCCAATCCGACGATCAAGATGGAACAATGGGTGTCTGTGCTGGACCACCGCACAACACCGATCTGCCAATCACGCGATGGCAATTTCTATGAGGTAGGCAAGGGGCCACGACCGCCTGCGCATATCGGATGCCGGTCAACGATGGTTCCCGTCACAAGCCGCAACATGGCGCGGCTTGAAAACCGAAAGACCTATAACGGCTGGCTCAATGCGCAAAGCGCTGCGACGCAAGACGACATTCTGGGCAAGACCAAGGGCAGGCTATACCGCAAGGGCGGTCTGACCGTTGATCGGTTCGTCAACCGCGCTGGGCAAGAGTACACCCTTGATCAGCTAAAGGCGAAAGACGCCGAAGCATGGGCGGAAACCTACGGCGACGAAACCGTTGAAGAGGCAATCCAAGAAAACACCGACCGAAACTAACCATCAACCGGGGTAATCGCCCCAGCGAACGCCCAGATGGGCAGCGAAAGGAAATGACATGGCACTTAAATATGAGGTGGCAGACCTTGAAGGCATCGATGAAGCGGCGAAAGCCCTTTACAAAGAAAAGGACGGGGGCGGCTTTGTTCTTGATGTGGCGGGCGTTGTTCCAGCGGAGCAATTTAACGAAGTGAACCAGCGGGCCGTTGACAATGCGACCGAAGCCGCACGGCGGCGCAAGACGGTCGAGCGCATCACCACAGCGCTGGGCGTGGAGGACGCAAGTGACCTTGACGGTGCAATCGCGGCGCTGAAAACGTCACCAAAGAAAGTGGACAAGGATGCGAAGGCCGATCAGGAAGCAATCATCGCCCAGATTAAGTCCGACCACGAAAAGCAATTGAGCGAGGCGCGCGGCGAAGTAAGCAAGATGAAGCTGACGACAGCACAGGCCACGCTGACCGCAGAAATGCAAACGGCAGGCTTTCCGGCCAAAGTCGCGGAAATGATTGCCGTTTCGGGCATGACGCGGGTCAGTCTTGACGAAGGCGGGCAGGCGCGTGTAATGTCTGCAGAAGGAAACCCGATGGCAGGCAGCGGGGCCGATGGTTTTGCCACAATTGGCGACCTGGCGAAAGAGTTTGCAGCGGCAATGCCCGAACTCCTGACGGACAAGGGCAAAGGGGGCGGCGGAAAGGCTCCCAGCGCAGGCACCGGAGCAGCAGGGCAGGCGAACGGTCAGTTCGGATCTCTTGCAGCAAAAATCCCCGGCTTTGCCGACCTTCCACGTAATTAAAACGCAGGCATCGCTTGCAACAGCTATGGGGTAACAGAAAATGTCTCTGTCTCAAATGCAGGTCTTCAACGAATATGTGATGCCTGGCACAGTCGAACTGGTCGCGCAGGAAGTTGACAAGTTCAACGCAGCGTCGCGCGGCGCAATCACTCTGGCAACCGACGGCTTCACCGGCGATTTCGCCCGTGAGAGCTTTTTCCAGACGCTGGCAGCAGCCAAGCGTCGAGTTGACCGTTACGCGGCCAACGGTTCAGCAACGGCAACAGCCCTGACCGAAGCGCAATTTAGCACGGTAAAAGTCGCTGGCGGTTTTGGCCCGGTTCTTTATGAGCCGTCGCAAATGACATGGCTGCAACGCCCCACGCAGGAAGGCATCGCCGCTGCATCCGAGGCGTTTGCCAAGATCCTGCTCCAAGACCAACTGAACAGCGCCATTGCTTCGGCTGTCGCAGCCATCGAGAACAACGCGGATGCGACCAATGACGTTTCGGCGTCTACTGGCCTGACTTACAGCGCCATCAACAACGCCCACGCGAAGTTTGGCGACAGTTCCGGCCTGATCGTTGCCGACGTGATGGACGGCGCGGCATACCATAAACTGGTTGACCAAAACATCACCAACACTGGCCGCCTGTTTGAATACGGCTCAATTCTGGTTGTTGACATTCTGGGTAAAGCCAGGATCGTCACCGACGCGCCAGCACTACGCGAGGCGGGCACGCCGAACAAGGTCAAGGTTCTGGGATTGGTTCAGGGCGGCGCGATGGTCAACAACACGTCTGACGTGATCTCGAACATCGAAACCACCAACGGCAAGCAGCGCATCGAAACCACGATGCAGGTGGATTACACCTTTGGTCTGGGGCTGAAGGGCTACTCTTGGGACGAAAACAACGGCGGCAAGTCCCCGACCGACGCCGAACTGGCGACCGGCAGTAACTGGGATCAGGCCATGACTGACGTCAAGCACACTGCTGGCGTAATCGCTGTGGCTGACGCTGATCAGTAAGGCAACTTATGGAGGGGCTGGCTTGCTGGCCCCTTTCATAATTTACTTTGGAGGTCTGACATGAAAATTGCATACGAACCGCACCCAGTAACCCCAGAGCGCAAGGCTGAACTAACAGCGCAGGGCTTCAAGATCATCGACGCGCGCTTTGCGCCGGCCGACGCACCAGCGCCTGCAAAGGAAAAGCCAAAGCGGCAACTCAAGAAAGCCGCGCCGAAGCCTGCGGGGGATTAATCATGGCGCGGTCAGGGGACATAATCATCTCTGCCAAGACGTGGACGGAAATCACCAGCGGCGACGTCACAAGCATCACGTTTCAGAATAAGAGCGCGGCAACGCTGATGCAGGTGCAGGCAACAGCGGGTAGCGTTACCCCGATAGGCGTCGAGGGCGTGATTTATAGCCCAAGAGTTGGCGAGTTTGGCATCTCTCTGGCGTCAGCGTTCCCGGGCGTGCCAGGGGCTAATCGTGTTTGGGTCTATGCGAACCAAAAGATCGAGGTGTTTGTTAGCCATGCGTAGCAATATGGGAAGATCAGGCGGGGTTGACATTGGCGCTTCCGGGGCTTTGGATAGCCACTTCGGCATTGCCGATTACAATGACACGTCAACCGCTTCGACGCCCTTGGCGCTGGTTGCTGATACGTGGGCAACGCTACCAAATGACGGGCTGGGATCTTTTTCGCAGGAGCAATTGCCGAACGGAGTGACCAGCCTGCTTGTGCCGGCAAGTGGAGCCATAGACGTATCTGAACTTTCAGCAATGTCTACGATAGACATACGTTTTGACTTTGGCGTCACGCCAAACAGCAATAATTCTGCGCTAGTTTTCAGGCTACTCCTGGGCGATGGGGCTTCGACTTATTCCTTGCCGACTTCTTTTGGCCGCTTGGATGAAGGTGCGGGAATTCGTTATGATCGGGGCCTATTCTTGGCCGGTGTTTATGCGGGTGACTTAAACACGATTGACAACCCTATTTTTTTGCAAGCCAAGTGCAGCGCAAATGCGACCCTTCTTAATCGCGGCATGTATATCAAGGTCTATAAGCGATGACGGTAACGATTTACAAAGACCCAGAAGCCAATGCTATTTTTGTGCAGGACAACAACGGCGCGCAATTCCTGAACAACCTGCAGGCCGTGACGGACGGGCCGACAGACACGGTGCTTCGAATTCGTGACAAATCGCGCAATAATCTGTTGCTCGCCAATATGGGTCCGTCTGATATTGTTGACGACAACGGACAGACATATGGCGCAGATGTGACGTCAGTGGTCAATGCGCTGAACGCTATGTTTTCTGCGTCTGGCGGGGCTTCTAGCAATCCGCCCGCTATAACGTCAGCCGCTACGGTCAATATGACCGAAGGAGATACGCTGAATTACGAGCTAACGGCGACGAACGGCGTCGGATATGAATGGGAGAACTTGCCAGCGGGCGTCACGACCGTTGAAGGCAACGTGCGAAAACTGATTGGCGGTTCGGCCCTTTCACCAGCGACCTACAGCATCACGGCGCGGGCTATCAATTACCACGGCCAAGACAGCGAAACGATTTCGCTTGTCGTTTCTGCGCCGCCGTTCTCAAACACAAAGTCCATAAATTTTGTAAACCAAGACTGGATGGGCGCGAATGCTTCGCTTCTGGACGCGGAGCTAGGTCGATCCGGCAACGGTTCTGGCAGCGGCAACGCTTGGTCGATTTCCCTGTGGTTTAAGCCTTCGTCAAGCAACCAAGGGCAGGTCATCCTTTATTTTGGAGACAACGACACCACAAACGGTGGATACATCCAGCTAATGCAGATCAACTCTTCGGGTAACAAGATTTTGCGTCTGCGATACGGAAGCCAGTATAACAACCTCCGTATGCAGACCAGTGCAGGAAGTCTCACCCCGGGTCAGTGGCAACACATTCTGCTCACTTATGACGGCGGGACCACAGGGGCGTCGTCGGCGGATATGTCGGACTATTACGGGCGGTTCAAAATATACATTGACGGTGCTTTGCGGTCCACAAACAACAGTCACACCAATTACGGATACACCGGCGGCATCGACGCTGACAATTTCCGCATCGGACGTCAAAGCGGTAACTACATGCGGGACTGTCGTGTTGACGAGCTTGCCATATGGGGTT